TGCGGTCCTTGTATTCTTAAACTGTCAAAACTTTGGCCAGTTATCCGGCCGTTTATCATGAGGCCGAATTTTTCCACGTCCGTGAACATTTCGTAAAAGAAAACGAGCCAACTCTTAACCACTTCAAGCGACATTTCGTCTGTTGCGAGCAATTCCCGCAAAAGTCCGATGTGCGCAGATATCCAAGCCTTATAAATTTCGTTGACGTATTCGATTTTTTCTTCCGGCCAGCCCTCAGAGGACAATCTGTCAGCTATTGCCGATAAAACCTCTTTCAACGCATTATCTGTCGTCTGGTGGTGGGTTTTGCGGTAGCTGATGAAGTCCTTCTCCGGGATCTTGCCTTGGCAGTAATCCGTGAAAAGCGTAACGAAGCCCTTGTAAAAGGTTTCAAACGTCCTTTTTACGAGGAATTGGTAGAATTTATTTCGTCCGAAATCCGGATCAATCTTTAAATCAGATATTCTGCAGGTCAAACCGTAGATTTTCTCCGCCGTCTTTTCATAACGCTGACGGCAGAGCTCCAATCTTTCAGCTTGCAGATCCAAATGCGACTGGTATTTTTTGGAGAAATGCTTCAAAACGAAAGATGCCAGACTTCGGATCTGCTCAGGATATTTGATATAGGCCAAAACGCCCAGACAGAAGAGGTTGATGGCGAGCAACGCCCAGATAAACGGGTTTCCGTTGGCCAATAGTTGGACTATTACATCCCAATTGACTTCAATTCCTGACATCTCTCCTCACTCCTCTGCTAGGCGGTTAATTCTTCGACTTCTTCCATCGTAAAGCCCAGACGGAAGATTTCAGCGTTTGGATCCTCTTGCTTTTTGAAAACGGTCCACAAATTATCTTCGTCTTCTTTGGCCATATTAACCAATCGGCTTGTTTCGCCGTTGTTTAATTCCTCGCGCATTTCGTCGGTCAATTCATCGTCGGTGTATGTTTCGTCCGTCGGTGCCCAAATAAAACGGTTATCGGCCAGCTCTCGCAATGATGCTTTGCCTCTCTCGGAGAATTCGGGATCATTGATAACGTTTAAGTAGTCTTCTTTTGTACAAAAGTTTTTAGGATATCCTCTCATGTTTTTACCTTTCATTTGATTTTGAGGGCTCTGTCGTCTTTGACAAGCGTTCCGACGCGCGGTAGTCGCTCTTTGAAGACTTGGAGCGTTTTGGTTATATTTTTAGACTGCGTGAAGAATATATGCTTCTCGCCGTCCACGATGATTTGCACCTTCGTGACAGAATCGCCGAAGCGTCTGTATTGCGAGGGTGTAACGACAAAATCCACAAAGACGATTTGCTTTCCTATCAGCTTGTCGACTGGGATTTTTGATCCGACAAAGCCGGAATGTTCGTTGGCCATGGCCAACATTTCCGGATCATCGGTAAACGCCGGATAGTCGTTATAATCTGGCGAGTATTTCGTCTGCGTTTCTTGCATCTTTTGAGGCCTCTACCAATCTTTCGATATCGAGTTTAACTCTTAGGTTGTAGGTTCGTGCCCAACGCATCCACCCCAGATAACTTGCTACTGTGGAGCGGAATTGTTCGGCGGTTATTTTGTGGTTCTTCAGGGCAATGATCGCTTTCTTCAGGCGACGCCTCGTCCGTTTGGCTGTTGATTTTCGCAAAAGGATGTATCCGGGGAAGTGTCTGTATCCTAAAAAGTCAACACCGCGTGAGACAGGGAATAAATCGCATTTACTCAATCTTAATTTTAATTTATCCGCGCAAAATTGGCGGACTTTGGCGGCAACCTCGTTTAACACCTTCTTGTCGTTATGGAAGAAGCAGAAGTCGTCGCAATAACGCAAATAATCTCTTATTTTGAGTTCGTGTCTGACGAACTGGTCGAGCTCGTTCAAATAAAGATTGCCAAACCATTGACTTGTAAAATTGCCGATCGGCGTATTTGTTTCGCCTTCAAAGCTGTCAATTATATCGTCGAGGAGCCAGAGGACGTTTTCGTCTTTAATTTTTCGGCGAACGATTTTCTTCAGGATCTCGTGATTGATTGACGGATAAAATTTTGAAATGTCGCATTTTAGGCAGTATTTGTTTCGGCGGATGTATTCCATCGTTTTAAGGCTGCCCTTATGCATTCCTTTGTTTTCTCTGCAGGCGTAGCTTTCTTCAATAAACAGGCTCTCCCATATCGGAATTATGACGTTCATGATTGCGTGTTGCACAATTCTGTCCGGGTTGAATGGCAAAATATAAATAACGCGCTTTTTCGGCTCATATACGGTTTTTGTGCTGTAATTTGCCGTTTTAAACGTTTTATTGATGAGGCTTTTTCGTATTTTCTTGAGGTTGCCCTCTACGTCGCGGTTAAATCTACGGACATTGTATTTTTTGCCCTTGCCGAGCCTTGCTTGCTCGTAGGACAGCCGAATATTTTCTTCAGCAATAACTTTATCCCATAAATTTCCGAACCTTTTTACCATTTTTAACCTTTTCAAATTGTAGGGCTTGACTTTCGCTTGTGGCTACTAACCCAACCCATTCTCCGTTTTTGTGTTCTGCCGACTGCGTTCCCGCTAATAGGCGCGGCGCGGTGCGACATGGATAAACATCTCAGCCGGAGTTATCCAAGAGGATTAAACCGTATCCGCCCGCGCGCGCCATTATTGACATTCGTATTCGAAAGCGAATTATTCGCATTCCGACAGCGGGAACTGCAGTGCGAAGAGTTGTCCCAGTTGCCTCCTGCCAGGAGCACCCGGTGCACTACCATCGATAAATGTTTACCCATAACTTTCATAATTCCATTCCTTTCCTTTAATTAAGGGGAAGTGCCCTAGTTAGGCATTCTCTTGGACGGGCTCCGCCCGCGCGCGCCAGTATGGACATACGCATTCGAAAGCGAATCATCCGCACTCCGACAGCGGGAACCGCAGCGCGAAGAGCTGACCCAGAGGCCCCCCGCCCGGAGCACCATACAGCTACCGTAGAAGTCGCCTTCATTGCCGTTTTGGCTATTCCAGTTTGATCCACCGGCCGCAAATGTGCCTTTCAGATGTTGCCATTGAAGTCCGCACATTTCTTCACAGCCGATATTTGAAATCATACGACGGCTTGCGGTGTCATTATGTCCACCGGTTGTGTCTGGGCTTGGTTGCGCAGAACCATAAACGGCTGTTTTTTGGTTGCTTCCTTTGGATGCGGCGAAGAATTCTTCGTCTTCAAGCAAGGATTTATTGACAGCTCTTTGGTCTTCTACCCATTCAAAGTGCATTTTTGTGTTGGCACGCGTTCCGCCATAGACGGATTTTGTGCTCGTGCCTGATCCGGATTGGTTGTAAATATCAACCCACACATCATTGATCGGCTCGTATACCATACCTTCCGGCTCTGATATCGGACGATGATTTAAGCACCATACAGATTGCGGTAAAATATCTCCTGCAACGTATCCGGACAATGGGTGACCGGAGATTGTGCCGACGTTTGCACACAATGTGTGAAATCCGCCGATTTTACGGCTGTTATCTGCAGAATATCCACCCGGATAAGTGCTATTTAAGGAGCAAACGAATTTTGTTCCGTTGTCGCCGTCCGGAACCAAGAATAAATGGTAGTCTTTTCCGGCTTCAAATGCTGAACCGCTGTCCAAGATTGATTGGCAGTCAATAACGGCATCAGATGTTTGTTGACGCCAGCGAGAGACACCGCTTACTTCAAGACGGATAATACTTCCGCCCTTGATCGTAATATTACGCTTGCCGTTGACTTCCAAGAATGGCATTGACTGGAAGAACGTGTCGTAGTTTGCCACTCCGGACGTTTCGTAGGACGTCGAGATAAATTCCCAATATTCTCCGTCAGCATTGTAGCAAAATTCCACAACCGCGCCAACCAAGAGGTCGCCTGAGCTTAAATCTGCTGATCCAGCGTATTTTTTGGCTGGTTTTGCACCAATTCCATAGGCGTTAATGGTTGCCGATCCGGTATTAGCGTTTATTACCGTAAAACGGATTTTTTGACCGTCGCGAAGTTCTGAGTATGTCACGGTTCCGGCTGAACTTAACACATAAGCAGATCCTGTTGATGAAGATGTTTCTGTGCAAAATCCGTCTAATGTTGCGGCATCATATACAGCGGTGCCGAGCTGATTATTCGAGGTTGCTGGCGTGATTCCCATTTTGGTAATTGCACCAACAATTTCTCTTTGTGGATTTTCAAGAGCCGCAGCAGGAATTTTTGAACCTTCCGTGCCGTTCGCAGGATCCGCATTGACGTATCCAGCGTCTTGGTCTTGTGAATCTAGAGGTGGTGTATATTTCATACTTTTCTCCTTTATTGTTGATCGTAACTTAATTTAATGATTGTATGAGCGGGTTTTATGCGGTTTAAGAGGCACTCTAGGTCGTCCGCCCAAGAAATACGACAGAGAGGTTCACCGCATACCGCGGTGCCACAGCGCGCGTATGTTAAACGTGCACCGTCCACAATGGTGATCCAGTAGTAATTGGCCGCAGTATTTCCGCCCAGTCTGTCGCCACAACGGGCAAGGCCACAGATGGCTGGTGGTGTTGTAACAATGCGGACATTGTAGCCGAGGGATTGAGCTAGTTTTGTGAAATTGGCAATCGTCGGCGAAAAACTACGATTTATTTTCGCTATAACTTCGTTGACGCGCTCCTGGAAGGTTTGTCCTTCGGCGTGGTTTCCATGTTCGCAGGTTTCTGGAAGCCCAAGTTCACGCTCCCAATCGATGAGGATTTCCTCGCAGTCCTGCGGGAACATTTCGCGCTTTGCTTTCTCTACGCGTCCGTGGATATAAAAGAAAAATGCGGCAACTGCTTCGGCCAGATCCGACATTTTGGCGTCAGGTTCGCGGCTCCACGCCGGTCCTTTGGGCATTAAGGCTTGAAAAAGCTCTTTATAATCTTTTTTTTCCATTAGCTATTCTCCGGATATGTAATATCTCCCATAACCGGAATGTGTCCGGTCGCGCAAACAATATCAGCCGACGGGGTTGTCAGTGCAAAATCTTCGTTGCCGGTCGCGTTGCTGATTGCTGCTCTGATCTTTGACAGCTTGAGCGTTCCGCCCGGTTCTATAGAGCTGGATTGAATGAGGCTTTTGAGGCTTGCTTCAATGGCGGAGTGTGCTTCCGTTGTGTTCGGCGTTAAACTCGCAAAGGTGAAGTCTATTTCGTCAGGGATTGGTGCTTCAATGTAGACTTGTGCTGTTGCGGGCTGTAATCCGTCGATATGTTCTTTGACGCGGTTGACATCTCCGGTCAAAGGAACGCCGTTTTCGTAGGTTCCGTCCATCATAAAGCGCACAGTTACGGTCCCGGCTCCGCTTTCTACTGGATAGCACCATGCACGGGTTACGCCGGAGACTTCACGAGCCCAGATTTCGTAATCTGTTTTTGATCCACCGGTTGGCGGGTTTTGAATAAAGAATTGCATCCGGGAACGCCATTCCTCGATATCTTCTATATCTGCACCGCCTGTTATAGCGTTGCTATCAGCGTTCCCTTGGTTATTTACGCCAGCGACCGGAGACACAAAGGAGAAAATTGTTCCGGTTGTGGCATTTCCATCTTTGCCTACGTTGTCAGCAATCACCGGGACTGTTACGGTGCCGTCAGCCGCAACTGTTACCTCGGCTGTAGAGGTATAAGTCACATTATCGGCGCGTTTGAGTGCGGTTCCTTGCGGGATAGTGCTGCCACTAACAGAATTCGCAAACAAAACACCACCGGTCGCTTTGCTGGCAAGCTTTCGTGGGAATCTGTGCTCTTGGCCATGTTTAACCAAGAATTCTTCGTCGCAGTCTGCAACAAAGATTTGCTTCAGGAGATATTCAATCCGGCGCAGGATCTCGTCGCCAATACCGGCCATAATAGAGGCGAGGATATTCAGAACACGGCGGCGAAGGTTTGCGTCTGCCCCTTTGAGGTAGGTATTGATTTCAGAGATTGCGCGGTTTCTTAATGTTTTTAGTGTTGGTTTGCTGTAATTTGACATGAGGCTGTTTCCTTATAAAAAAGACCAGAGATCATTAAATTTCATTGTTTTTGATTTATCGCCTCTTGTGATAATAATAGAGGCATTGACGCGGTTTCGGTCGTTCAAATCGCGTTCAACTGTTACGGATATGTCAGAGGCGACATTGTCTGTAATCATCCATTTGAGGGCTTGCTCGATGTATTCTTTGGCTTTGGCCAATGTTTCGTCGGTGATTTTCTCGCGCTTCAGGAGATAAAGTTTCGAGCCGGTGTTGTCCGTGCTGTCCTCGTCTATTCTATCTCCCCACCAGCCATAACGAGGCGAACCTTCATCTACTTCGTCAGCTGTCGCGCGCGCCCATGTGAAAAGGCTGACAATGACTGCGGCTTCGAGGTCATTTCCGGTTTTGAGATCCCCGGACAGAATGCTGACGTCGTATTCCTTGACTGTATCATTAAAATCTAGAACTATATCTGTCATTTTTGCTCGCCTCTTTGCCGTTAAAGTCAATTTATACTTTTATTTAACGCTATTGAGGTAAAATGTTCAAAAAATATTTTACATAGATTGATTTGGTGCGCTTGTATCCACTCCACTATTGCCTATGTGAGTATGTGCGTTATAGACGTCACGCATGGCTTGCATGGTGCTTGTCGCATCATTTACATTGCCACCAGCAGACACATCGGCTGAAGCGGTGACGGTTGGTGTCGTGAGGTTTATTCCGTCGCTCGCGTTGACATTGAACGTCTTCGTGTTGTATGTCACATTTTCGGTCGCATTGACGCTCAGGTTGAGTGTGGACACTTGGATTGTATGATTGCGCGCAAACTTCAAATAATCGCCTTCGTCGGTGTATAGAGCGACTTCCCCTGGTTTTAATCCTTTGAGGCGGAATTTTCTGTCGCCTATAGCCACAATGACGCCATTTGAGCGATCCCCGCCACAAAATACGACAAGGGCTTCGGATCCTGCCGGGGCATTTGAGGTGATGCCGTAGCCTTGGTAATGTTCAAGGCCGTCTTTTAATTCTCCGGCCAAAAGCGAGGCTTGTATTTTTTGGACTTTTAATTCGTCATTGACGAGTTTAATCACACCGCGCACAATCATATTGCGGACGCGGGCTGTTACTGGCTTAAAAAATCGGTTAAGTTGATCTGTAATATCCATATTATACCCCCTCGCGAAGTTCTTTCCAGCCCTGATACGTTTTGATTGGCTGAGTTGCGCTTGATAAAATGTAGGCTTCCGGTGGTGATATCTGCAGACTAGCAGTCGTTCCGGATCCTGCCGATAATTTGACAGCAGAAATGATGAGTTGTCCTTTTACCCGGACGAAGTCGTCATCCACCGTTACGTATGAGTTTGGAGCCCACACAGAACCGGCCGAATTTTGCCACCCGAACACGGTATATTCAAAACTTGTGCTTTTTCCTTGCCGATTGGAACGTTCCCATTCAGCGCGCGTCTGAGCGGTTCCTGCATCCATTGCGTTTTCGCCTGTTAAAACAAGCGGCCGGTAACGCGAGACGTCGCTGTCTGAAGCGTGGCCTTCAATACTGGTGATGTCTTCTCCGCCCAGTTCGTCGGTCCCGACCATTTGCGATTTAACGTAATAATCGCGGAATTTGTCGCGCGTGCTATACTTTCCTTTGCCGGACAAGACATTGTTTCCGGAGCCGTCGACATGGTGAACGAGTTTTCCGGTTGATATACCGGCTCCGATTGATTGAACGACGAGGTTTCCTTCGCCGTCGTCGGTATAAACAAGGCCGGTTTGTTTGCAGACTTTTTCTATAATGCTCTGCGCGCTTTCTCCTGGCTCTACTTGAAAATCCGGAATCTGAGAAACAGCCCCGGTCGCCTTAAATACGAGATTTATCCCGAAAGGCTCAACGACCTTCTGCAGGATCTCCTGCGCGGTTCCTTTGATTATTTGGCCATTGCCGATAATAGCAGAGCAGTCCACAAGATCGCAGGTTTTAGAACGTCCAGAGAATGTGACTTCGTGATTGTTTGCGTTGTAGTGTGGGGTGATTTCGTCGAGGTATCCGGTAACAGCCGGAGCACCGTCAATTAAAATCTGACACTCGGCATCAAGCGGAATGTTTGCCTTGGATCCTATGAAACGGTCCGACACGGTTAAATCAAAAGATGACGCGATGCAGTTAAGACTTCGCGACACGCTGGCCGTTTTCCATCCGGAATAAATCTGTCCTGCAATTTTTAATAAAATTTCGCTCATTCTGTCAGCACCTTCAGGTCTTTTTCCGCCGGAACAAATGCCGGATATGGAATTTTGTTTTTCTTGCAGATTTCGTCAGCCCGGCTTAAATCTTCGTATAAATCGTAGGCTACGACAAGCGACGGTGTATTTACCGGAAGATTGACGGTTTTTGTTCTGGGCAGCTTCAGGATGATTTCGCGGACGTATTCCACGACAGCTTCCCTGACTTCCCTTAATGATTGCATAACTTCGTCTGAAGGCTCAATATCCTCGAATAATTCGACTTCTTCCGTGTCGGTGATAAAACTTTCAAGGACAGAGTTTGCTTCTTCGGCGTTTTCGAACTCAATATTTGTTATAATTTCTGCCTCTTTGGATATAACAACTTGTTTTGTGAGTTGCTCTAATTGCTGCATACTGCGTTTTTCTGCGATTGCATCAGCGTTGCTGGTGCTGACGTTTTCTGAAGCATTAGTTCCTGAGGCGAGGTTTCGGACCGTTTTGAATGAATCGGGTTTGTTTCCGGCCAAAGATGTAACAACAGAGAATACGCTATCCAATTGCGCAGCGAGGGCGTTTGGCGTGTTCAAGAGGCTTTTGGCATTTGTTTTCATGGCCAAAGCTATTGAAGCGGCGTCCACGACCTTATTCATGGCAGAAGTGACACTCCCAGCCAATCCTTGGGCATAATCAAGCCCTGATCCGATAGAATTGAGGGCGGAGCTTGCACTTGTGGCTATACTTCCGACAAGCGTCGTTATTTCCGCCACGCCAGAGGCGATTTTGAAGGCTTTCGAAAAGTTATCTTTTGCTGATGACAGCATATTTCCGGCTGAGTTTAGCACGGATCCTGACATATCTATCGATGTTTCCGGAACCGCTTTTTCTCCGGCCTCGATAAACACCAAATCAAAGACAGCCATTCCGCCTTGATCTTTGCTTTCCTTGATTGTTATGCCGTCGCAATTAACTTCTATCGTTCCGTAGTCCGGATGGACTAAAGTTCCAGCTCCTTGTTCAAGACAGGCTTTTTTCAATGCATCGCGACGCGATTCATAACCTGGTCCAATGACAAAGGCTGTGACGTTATAATTGTCTGCTTTTTTGCCAAGATCCTCTGTGTATGGAACGTCTTTGTTTGGGTATTCGTGGACTTGATTTCTGCGACCGCCCGTAAAACTACGGCTGTCCACTTCAAATTCAACGCCCCGGAACGATGCTTTTCTGTATTGTGTCATTATGCACCCCCTAACGCGTAGCCGTATTCAACGCCGAGGTCAGTCTTGCCTTCTTGGCTGACTTTCTCCACCGACGCTTCTTTCGGCATATTGTCAAATTTAACGACGACCTCTGAATAAGAGTTCTGCTGTTTGCCCGCGGCTGATGTTTGCTGAAGCGTTGTCGGTGCGAGTTCTTTGGCAGCACCGTTTTGTGCTTTTGCTTCTTCTTCGTCATCTCCGCCGAAGCCGAGCTTGTCCGCAATCCATCCGCCGACCTTCTTTAAGCGTTCAAAGTTCTTCATCATGGTGTCAAACGGATGCATAATAGCGTCGATTAAGTTCCCGATAAAATCGACAGCGGCCTTGAAGCTGGTTTTTATAACTTCCCAGAGTTTTATCCAAAAGTTCCGGAAGCCCTCGCATTTATTCCAAAGTAGAATAAATCCGGCTACGACCGCAGCCACGCCTGCGCATATCCACCCGATTGGCGTTGCCATAAATGCAATTCCGAGCTTCAGAACGCCCAAGGATAAAGCCTTCACGACGGTGATTAAAACCGTGAATGCCGTTTGGATCCCCGGCAACATCATGAGTAATTTGCCGAGTGAGGTTACAAGTGACAAAACGTTGCAAATAACGCCGGATCCGAGCAAAACGGCAAATAATAAAAGCCATTTGTTCATATTGGCAATAAAATCGGTTACCTTTAGGCACGCGCTTCCGAACATTGACAGTCCGTTGAGGATTGCTTCAAGGTCGATTTTCTTTAGTACCTCGGCAAATTGTTTTATAAACGCATCCACCTTGGTTCCGATAAGTTCACGGTTGGCTTTAATCCATTCCGTGATGCGTTTAATAAATGGGATTAAAATTGGAATGAGTTTGCTTGCCAGCTGATTAAACACGCCCCGGATATGTTCGCGCATATCTGTCATGGTGTCGCCGAGCTCTTGCGCTCCTTTGATGGCTGCGTCATCCATAACAAGACCGGCGTCTTGTGCTTCCTTGGCGAGTGCTGCAAGGCTTTCCTCTGACTGGTTGGCGATGTTTATCATGCTTTTTCCGGCTTCGCCGAATGCCAATTGTGCCAAATATACTTTTTTGGCCGGATCTTCGACTTTCCGGATCGCTTTAAGCATTAAATTGAACGCTTCCTCGGTTGATTTTGCACCCTTCAGCTGGTTAGATAATGCCGGAGATATCTTTTGCAGTCCGGCATAGAGTGCGCCGGTCCCGCTTTTGAGGGCTCCGTATTGTTTCGACAGCTTACCGAGGGCTGTATTCATATCCTCGGCCGAGCTTGCGTTTAATTTTGCGATGTAGTGTTGTTTTTGCAAGAATTCCGCGCTTACGCCTAATCTCTCAGTCAAATCGGCGATGCTGTTGGCATATTCGCGAGCTCCCTTTATGCCTTGCACGAATGTGTTACCAGCTACGCCGGTCATGACGGTCAAGGGAGCGAGAATCTTTCCCATACTCCCTACGAGGTGGCTTCCTGCCGCCGTCACGGATTTGAATTGACGTCCTAATGAGTGCGCTTGCTTGGACAGTTTCCCGAAAACGTGGCTTGCGGAATCCTTGATTTTAAAGTGTGCGTTAATATTGAAGTTACCTGCCATTTTTTTCGCTTTCTTTGTTAAATCTGTCACTCGTTTCGACCATCAACGTGTAGAGCCAGTCTATACGCTGAAGCGTCATATTGAATAATTCAGAGGGCGAGATATGGTATACTTGGATTAAATCGCCGATCTTTTCCCTATATCCAAGCTCGCCCTTCTTGGTTACCCGAAAAAATCAACCATCACATCCACGACTTTCTGGAAGTCGGCAATGCTCAGTCTTTTAATTGTGCTTAATGGCACATTGGCCAGACGTGAAGCGAGTTTGCTTAATGCGACGGTATCAATTTTCATCTCTTGTTGGTTCGCGCTGTCGGCTTCTGTTGCGGATCCAATATACATCCGGAACGGATAACCGCAGGCGATAATGTCTTCAGCTACCGGCTCGCGGAGCTTGAGAGTGGAGATTTCTCCACCCTCGCTCTCGACCGGTTTCTTTAATTTAATTTCGGCCATTTAACACCTCTTACATTTCGTCGATTTTAGCACCTTCGAAACGAACCGACACTTCGCCGGTCGCTGCGTCGTGAGTTGGCTCGCCAGCCAAGAACATTTCGTGGCCGACGTAGGTTTTACCATTTACCAGCTCCAATGTAATGGTCGCGCCTTTGATGGCTTCTAAGTCTTTTACGCTTAATCCGCCGTTATCAATGAGGCTTCCTTCCATATAAGGAACGCGATGCGCTTCGGTGTAGCCAGCGACGCCACTTA